GATAAGGTCGCAGTCGAAGGCGTGACCGTCGTTGTCCGCATCGGAGGCCAGGACAATGCCAACGATTGAGCTGGAAATCATTCCGCGGCGCCAGTTTCGCCCGTACCTCCAACGCAAGCAGCGGTTCGCGTGCCTCGTCTGCCACCGCCGCGCCGGAAAAACATATTCCTGCCTTCAGGATATTCTGGTGCGCGCCATGACCAGCAAGCGGCCCGGGCCGCCGCCACGGTTCGGATACATCGCCCCGACACGCGACCAAGCGAAGGACATTTCATGGGGATACCTGCGGCGGTTCGTCGAGCCGATCCCTGGCGTCACCGTCAACCAAGCCGAGCTGTCCATGGTGCTACCAGGAGGGGCGCAAATACGCCTTTACTCGGGCGACTCTTACGACCGGATGCGTGGACTATACTTTGACGGCGTGGTCATCGATGAGCCGGCCGACATCGATGAAGAGGCGTGGTCGGCCGTCATTCGCCCCTGTCTTTCGGATTACCTCGGGTGGGCGTCGTTCATCGGCACACCGAAGGGAAAAAACGCCTTTTACAAGCGGTGGGTGGAAGCAAAGAGCAAGCCTGACGAATGGTTTTCGCTGATGCTGAAAGCCTCGGAAACTGGCATCATTGCCGCGAATGAACTCGCGAGTCTGCGCGAAGGAACGCCGGCCGATCTGTACGCGCAAGAATACGAGTGTGATTTTACCATTGGGATGCCGGGCGCGATTTATGCCGCCTGGATCGAGAAGGCGCGGGCCTCGGGGCGGATTGCGCAAATGCCCATCGACGGATCGTCCCCGGTCCATACCGCATGGGATTTGGGATCGCCATTGAACACCGTCGTCTGGTACTTCCAGACGGTCGGCCGCATGATCCGCGTTCTCGGGTGCGACTCGGAACTGGATGAGACGGCGGTGGAGCGCGTGGCGCGAATGCGCGGCCTCGGGCTCAATCTCGGGACGCATTTCCTACCGCATGACGGGGACCAGACTGACAGGACGGGGCGCACTATGAGCAGCGAACTACGCTCCGCCGGCCTGCAAAATGTGGTTGTCGTTCCCCGGGCCAGGAACATTTGGCTTGGCATCGATCACGCTCGCCAGATGTTTTCCTCATTGGAATTTCGCGAGCCTGAATGCAGCGCAGGAATCGCCGCGCTCGAAGTGTACCACACGAAAGAGGCAAAGGAGGGGATGCTGTCCAGAAGTGATCCGGTTCACGACTGGTCAAGCCACACCGCCGACGCATTCCGCACGATGGCGGAGGCTCATTTGCAGGGACTGTTCAAATTTTCGCACGTCGACACGCCGCGTTCTCAGCAGCGGCCGCAGGCCATCATGGGTTCTCGTCGATGGTGACACCCTACGAGCAGGCCCGCGCCGTGTATGCGTCCGAGCCGTGCGCCAGGACGTTTGCGGAGGATTTGCAGTGGCACCTGCGCCTCGGGTGGGTGGTGAGCACGCCCACCGTGTTCCTGCTGGCTCGCCAGGTGCGGCGAAGCTGGCCAAAAGAGCGACTGTGGCAGCCATGGCAGGTTGACCACGATGGGGATGCCGTCTGGATGTGGCTACTTGCCGGCGACATGCGCGAGGCAATGACGGCCGTGCCGTGGCCAGATGTGTCCTGGGTCGGATGGGAGAGGGGGAATAAGCCAAGGTTTTGGCGCCGCGAAAATCTATTTGCAAAACTCAGTCCGTCCTTGCCAGATTTTCAATGCGCGACCTTGACGGGCCACACTGGTTCCCCGGCCTCATTGGCCCGGACGGGCGGTTGACGTGCTTTTGCAAGGGTGGCGACAACGGGGCGGCGCTGGCGGAGCAGAAAAAAGCGCGGAAGCAGTCGGCGGATCAATTCGCCCAGCAGATGCGGATCACGGAAAAACAGATGGAGCTGGCCGCATCCGTCGAGACGCCGCAACTAAAACCCGCCTCGCCTGTTCCATCGATGGGACTGGACACCAAGGAGGCCGGATGGCAGGCCCGCCGCGCCGCCCGCCGCCGTTTTGGCGCCGGCCGTACCGTTTTCGCGGGGGAATCCCGCGCAACCCCAAACCTCGGCGGCGCCGTCGCGCTGGCCGCTTGATCCATGGACACTTCCGCCGATGGGCTCCTGAAGCTCAACAACGAAATGCGGTCGGAGGTGTCTGGCATGGTCGGCCTGTGGGACGAATGCGGCCGGTACTGTCTGACCCGCAAGATTCAATCCCTCAACGCCGGATCAAATCAGACATTTAAAGACTCGTCATTTACCCCTGATCAGAAGCTCCTGAACACGGTGGCGGTCGAGGCGAATCGCACGCTGGCGGCCGGGCGGCTGTCGTGGACGACGCCCAGCGACTCCCCTTGGTTCGTGTGGAAGCCGGCGCCGCAGCTCGAAGGAAGCGAAGCCACGGAATCCTGGCTGGCAAAATGCACGGAAATCGCGCAACTCTACCTTGGGGCCTCGAACTTTTACACCTGTGTACATGAGGCATTCTTGGACAACGGGACGTTTGGCACTGCGAGCTTGTTTGCGGAAGAGGGGCGGAGCGCGCCCTTGAACTTCAAGACCTTCGACGTGGGCACGTTTGTGCTCGGCGAAGACGAATCCGGCATGGTCAACATGGTGTTTCGGGAAATCGAATACACCGCCCGCCAGGCGAAGGAAGTCTTTCAGGTGCTTCCGGCAACCGTCGAGTCTGATGCGGTTAGTAATCCACTGAACCACCACCGCTTTCTCCATGCCATTTACGAGCGGCCAGAGAGTGAGCAGAACGCGCAGGGTGGACCGGCACAAAAGCGTTTCGCGTCATGCTGGGTGCACATCGCGAGCAAGATGAAAGTGAAAGAGGGAGGATACGATGAACTCCCGACCTTCGTCATGCGTTATCTCCGGTGGTCGGAATCCTCACCATACGGCGCCTCACCAGCCATGGAGGCCTTGGCGGAAATTCGCGGGGTCAATTACCTCGAGCTCCTGGTGTCGACAAAAATGGAAGTCGACGTCAACCCGCGGATCATCCTGCCGCAGAACTACCAAGGGGCGCCCGATCTGCGAGCCGGCGGCGTCACCATGGGCGGTCTGACCCGCGACACGTATCCGCAGGAATGGATGAGCGGCGGGCGGCTTGATTACGGCCTTGAATTCATCACGCGAAAAGAGCGGATGATCCAGGAGATTTTCCACCGGCCCCTCTTCGACCAGTTTGCCATGATCGAGCGGCAGATTACAGCGACCGAAGTCCGCGCCCGCGAGGCGGAAAAGCTGGTCCGCTTCTCGCCGGCTTTCACTCGGCAGACGACGGAACTGATCAATCCCGCGCTTGAGCGGGTGTTCATGCTGCTTTTCCGCGCCGGCAAATTCCCGCCACCTCCCCGTGAGGCACTGATGCAGGACGCCTATGGCGAATGGATGCTGCTTTATCCGCGGGTGATTCAGACGAGCCGGATGGCTCTGGCACTTCAGGCGCTCAAACGCTCGGCCTTTGGATCGATCCTTGAATATGCTCTGCCACTCGAACAAGCAGGCCGCCCAGTGCTTGACAACTTCGAGTTGGACAAAGCAATTCGCGACATTGGCCGCGGCGAGGGCGCGCCGGACGCCTGGGTGCGAGAATCCGAAGCAGTCGAAGCGACGCGCAAAGCACGGGCGGAAGCTCAGGCACAGGCCCAACAGGCGGAAATGATGGCGGAGGCCATGAAGTCGAAGCCAATCGCTGAGGCGGGGGTCCAGGCGATTACAGGACAGCAAGCCGCATGAAATCTTTCGAGGAGCGCATTTGCCCGACACAGGAGGCGCGGAATCAATTCGCCTCTGATTGCCATGAGATTTTCGGCACGCCGGCAGGGGCCCGGGTGCTGCACCGCCTTTGCGCGGCAGCGCATCCGCTCATGCACACGCCCGGCATGCCTGAGCATGCGCACGGCAATGCGGAAGTCGTTGCTGCTCTTTGGCGGTACGGCTCCGCCTCGAATTCTCTCACCCATCAAACACCAACCACCATCTAGCTATGTCATCCCCACTACATCCACCCATCGGTGCCGATGCGCAGAACGCCGATCTTGAAAAGCGGTTCACTTACCACGCTCCTAAAGATGATCAGCCGGCACGGTATGCCAGGATTCGGGAAGCCACCCATTTATTGGCGCTTCGGGTCATCCAACTCACACCACAGAGCCGGGAACAGGCCCTTGCTCTCACGAATCTGGAACAGGCGTGCTTTTGGGCCAACGCCGCAATCGCCCGCAACGAATAACCACCAACCACCACCTAGCCATGGCCAATATCACGAAAGAGGAGCGAGCCCGACGCGAGCGCGAGGCGCTGGCAGCCGCGCAAGCCGCTGTCGGCACGACTGAACCGCCAACCGTCATCCTGTCGAACCTGGGGCAACTAGAATCGAAATTCTGGCCTGGGCTCATGTATCCGTCCGATGATCCGGAGCCTGAGCAGAATCACCTGCTTGGGGTCAAAGACCCGGTTTGGGCGGAGTGGTTTCAACGGCAAGGAGGTGCGAAGTGAGCAGCCCCACCACTCTCGAAGCGCCGGCCCCTGTCGCGCCGGTCGCCGCCGTTGCTCCCGTCGCGCCCGTCGCCCCGATCGGTGGCGCCGCGCCGGCCGCCCCGCCGCCTGTGCCATCCACGCCGCCGGCTGGAGACATCCCACCGCTCAAGCCCTGGCACCAAGAAATCTGGGCCGAGGACGGCAAGTTTGCCGACGGATGGCAAGACAAACTGCCTGACGACTTTGCCGAGGACCGGGCGTTGCTTGGTCGCTTTGGCGATCTGAAGGGCATCACCAAGGCGCTGAAGGACAATATGGCGGCGGCCCGCGCCAAGTCGGAGGGCTTGGTCAAAGTGCCGGGCGCTGATGCCACGCCCGAGGAGGTGACGGCCTACCATCGATCCATCGGTGTCCCCGAAAAGCCCGAGGACTACGGCGTGAAGGCGCCGGAAAAGCTCCCTGACGGCGTGTCTTGGGACGAAGCCATGGCTACCAAATTCGCCAGCGTGGCGCACGCGGCCGGCCTCACGCCAGTACAGGTGGCTAAGCTGCAAGAATTCCAGGTCGGCTACGTCGGCGAGCAGATCGGTGCGGCCCGCGAAGCTGCCGCGCAGGCGATGGCTGCCGAGAAGGTGGAGCTACAGAAGGCATTCGGCCAAGGGCTTCCCAAGGCCGTTGATCACGCCCAGCGGCTCGCAAAGCAAGAAGGGCTCAACCCGGAAATCTTCGACCCGCAGAGCCCGAACTTTTGGGGCGTCGAGGCGCTGGCGTTTGCGTCCCGCGTCGCCAGCAAGCTTGGCGAGGATCGGCTGATCCCAGGCGCCGCAGTGCGCAACCTGAGCGGCGGCGCGCTCGCGAAAGACATCGTGACCAATCCCGAAAATCCCCTGCACGCGAAGTATCACGCCGGGGATGCGCAGGTGAATGCGCAGGTGAATGCGCTTTACGCGCAAGGCGGATAGAAAATCCCCTTGCAATAAATGGGGGGTGCTTGCCTGAATTTGACGCGGGCGAGACCCCTTCGGGCCTATCTCACAACCCGCCGCCCTAGCAATCGCCCCGGAATCCCCGGCCTACCGAGTCGCGAAGCGTTCGACAGCGAACCTCACAACTCGTTAAGCCATGAGCTTTTCCGATACTACATACACCATTCCCGAGCACTATCCGCGCAAGTTTTCGGATACGTTCGCTCACCAAATCCAACAAACCGAAAGCCGCTTTAAGGCGGCCGGCATCGTCGACGCGACTTGGACCGCAAAAGAAAAGGTCTACCGCGACCTCAGCAAGAACACCTGGCGCCGGGACGAATCCCGTTTTGGTACCACCGTGGCCCGCGAAACGCAGGCCTCATTCCGCAAGGGGTACAAAAAGAAGATCGTTGCCGAGGGACTGAAGTTTGACCAATGGGATCAACACTTCCTCGACCAGATCACGCTTCCGACCTCGGAGGAAATGCAGGCGATGCGCTACGGTTACGAGCGCGCCGTGGATGACCTCTTCATCGAGGCGTGCTCGGAAGACGTTTATGGCGGCGCGGAGCCTCACACCACCGCCATTCCGTTCCCATCGAGCCAGCAATTGGCCGTCAACGAAACGAAAACCGGCGCAAGCGGTGCAAACCTCGGTATGACCCCGTGGAAACTGCTTCGCGCCAAAAAGCGTTTCGAGGATTTGGACATCAATCTGGACCGCGAGGAAGTCTGCTTGGCTATGCGCCCGCAGCAGGAGCTGGAACTGATGGCCTACGTCGAAACGGCGCCCAATGAAATTTGGGCCGCCATGATCGCTGATTGGTACAAGCAATACCAGTCCGGCAATCAGGGCGCGAAGCTGCTTGGCATCTTCAAAGTCATCAAGTCGACCCGGCTCGCCGTCCCTGCCACGGACATCGTCAACTGCTACGCCTTCACGCGCTCCGCGTTCGTGATGTCGCCAGCAAGCGAAGTCCGTAGCTCCATGGATCGCGTGCCCGAGCAGAACAACATGCTGCTCCTGCAAGGGTCCGCCACCGTCGGGATTCTTCGCCGTTACGACGAGCGAATCATCCAAATCCCCTGCGACCAATCCCCGTAGTAGCGGGCTCACCCTGAACCAACAACAACGGAGGAACACAACTGAATTATGGCTACTTTTTATAGTACCTATCAAACCAAACAACGCGGGGGCACTAACCTGCATGTCAAACCGGATCGCGATGAGCTGACCCGCGTGCGGCGTGTGGCGACGTTCTACTACACCGGCCTGGGAACTGAGGTGAATACCGAGTACGTCGTGCTCGGCCAACTCGGCATTCCAGGCGCCCGGATCGTGGCGGACCAGTGCAAACTGCGCTATTCCGGCTCCGGCACGCTCGACATCAAGTTCACGCTCCAGAAACGGGACGTGACCTTGGCGACCGCCACCGCGCTGACGGCAGTAACGGCGACGATCACGGCAGTCACTTCCGCGACCAGCTTGGCCGCGGTGAGTGGTGCCGGCGATCTGCCGACTGTCCTGGGTGATGACTACCTGTCCCTGCTCCTGAGCACGGGCGCGACTACCGTCACCCTGCCGACTACTGCGACGGTTATCGTCGAAGTGGTTTACGATGCTCCAGCCTGAGGGCTGACAGGCTGAAGCAATTGGGGCGGGCGTCCGTGGTTGGGGCGCCCGCCCTCCTCTCTGACCTTTCTGATTTTGGAAACCGATGACCGCCACCCAACTCGCCAACATTGCTCTCGGCCATCTTGGTGAGTCGCGAATTGCGAACATCGATGAACTGAGCCCGCAGGCGGAACACTGCCGGCGAATGTGGGAACTGGCGAGGGATGCGCTGTTGCGCGCGAGGCATTGGAATTTTGCGCTGGCTCAGGCGATTTTGGCACCGCTGGCGACACCCCCACTCTTGGGGCGAAGCTACGCTTACAAACTCCCGACTGACTACTTGCTGGCCGTGGAATTCAACGGCCTGAGCGCAGGCACCGGTGAGGCGAATTTCGACCTGATCGGCGACACGATGCAGACGGATGACGCCACCGCGGCGCTCCTGTACGTGCGCCGGGAAACCAACGTCGGAAAATGGGACCCGAGTTTTTGCGAGGCGTTCGGGTACAAGCTCGCCGCTTACATCGCCCCCAGCATTTCCTCGGCTCAAGGCGTGGCGGAGCGACTGACCGCCGCCGCCGAGCAAATCATGCTTCGCGCCTTCGGGCCTGACAATCTCGAGACTCGGCCGCGCGCGGTGCTGGCCATGACCGGCAGCGGATACCTGCGTGCCCGCCTTGGCCTGGGCTCAGAGCGCGTCTTTGCGCCTGTCATCAACATCATCGGAACGGTCGCCGTGACTCCGCCGACGCCGGCCCCTGGCATGTATCTCGTCGATCCTGCCGGCAACACATTCGTCGACATGGACGGCAACCCGCTCGGAGTGCCGGGCGGTGGCGGCGGCTCGGGCCTGACCAGCGGCTCCGCTCTCGTCGATTTTGACGCAAACCCTCTCGTCGACCCCGACACAAATCCATTAGTCTCACCATGAAAACGCTACTTCTCTCGCTCCTTTTTGCCGGTGTCGCCGCCGCTCAAACGCCATTTACCATTCCCGACCTGACCGAGCTGACTTCGGCCCCGGCCGCAGATGATTATCTGCTGCTCTACGACGCCAGCGCGAATGCGTACAAGAAAATCACCTTTGCCTCGCTCGCGCAAAACAAGCAGAATCTGGCCGGCAACCTGACCAGTATTTCCGCATTGACTGACCCCGGTGCGGACAAGCTCGCAATGTGGGACGATTCGGCGGGCGAGTGGGCATGGATGGGGATTGGCGCCGGCCTGACGGTGCTCGGAAACACCCTGAGCACGACGCCAGGCGCTGGCGGCATCACGGTGCCAGGAACGACCATCGTGGGCAACGTGGTGGCCTGGGACAGTGCCACCGGCGCGGCATTGCAGGAAACCGGCATTGCCAAAACGGATTTGGCGCGGCAATCCACCGTTAACGTGTTCACGGGCACCGGCCGGCAAACGGCGCGAACCTCTGCCACTCCTGGCTTTTTGGCTGACATGACCGGCGGCAAGTCCGTGGCCATGGTGGCTGGAACCGGCGCCGGGGTGCTGACTTTTGACGAGGCTGGGGCGTTCGGGATTTCTTCGGCCCCAAGCGCCACTGTGATCGGTGGCCCCGGGTCTGGCGGCACCTACCGCCTGTGGATCGACGGGAGCAACGGGCGCGTCGGGATTGGCAATACCTCACCCACCACGACCGTGGATGTCACAGGGACCGTGAATGCTACCGCGTTCACGATTGGCGGGGTGCCGATTTCCGGCACTGGTGACGTGCTTGCCGCGGCGGCGTTTGGCAATGACAACCGCATCCTTCGCTCGGACGGGACCGGGAAAGGCGCGCAGGCGAGCGCTGTCACATTGGACGACTCGGGCAATATCGGGGGCGTGGCGACGGTCACGGCCACGTCAGTCGAGGCGGGCAGCCTGCTGTTTGAGGGAGCAACTGCCGACGCTTTCGAGACAGCGATTGCCGTCACTGACCCGACAGCGGATCGCACAGCAACCCTTCCCGACCGTTCCGGCACGGTGGCGCTGCAAGACGCGACTTCAACCGAGGCGCTGTTGGCCACGCTTTCCGGCGGCACCACTCAAGGATCGGTCGCGGTTCGCGGCATTTCGGGCTGGCTTGCGCTTGCTCCTGGAACTGCTGGGCAGGTTCTGAAAAGCAATGGCGCGGGCGCGAATCTCTCCTGGCAGGCGGATGCTGGTGGCAGCTCCGTGGACATCGCGTCATCCCGTCAA